GTTAAGAAGGATTGAAAAGCGTTCTTCTCTACTATCCATTCGCTAGGCTTGTATAGCTCTGTCCAGTCAAATATTAATTGACGGATCTGCGCTGGAGTCGGTCTAGAGATCTTAATAGCATCAACAATGTAACGCTTATTGGTAGCACGATCAATAGCGTAGCAAACAGCAGCAGTGTCACCAACCATTGCAGGGTCCAGACCGCAAATATAACTGAAGCCTTGAGTATCTTTAGGATGACCTGGATAACCGGCATTTAATGCACCGCTCTTTCGCATACCATCAATAGATCCTCTAACACATACTGGATCAAATACTGCATCATCTGATATATCCTGTTGCTGATAAATCAAAGCCCAGGTTGAAGCATCCATTGATTGACGTTCGTTAAATAAGTTCCTACCAGACCAGCGAGGATATAGACCTTCCTCATTCTTGTCTGTGTCCTCTTGCCCATCAAAGGGCTGATCAGAGGCTGGCCATAAAGTAACCCACTGATCGGGGTCCTCATTGGCATCTAATAATGCTGGCATTGCTAGATAGGTCCAAGGTACTAGACCACCAGGATATCTATCGGGGTTACGTAACTCTTTATATAAATCTACGGAGGCTACACGGGTACCGATGATAATCAACTTGCCAGTAGGGTTAAGACGGGATCTAACATCCTGAGTTAACCACTTGATCTGTCGTTCAAAGTCATTTGCATTAGATAGAGTTACAGCATCATCTACTATAATCATATCTGCACGCTTACCGTAGATTTGACCGCCAATACCAACTGCTTCTATATTGGGATCCTTCTCACTGGATTCACGCAACTCATCACCGAAGGTGACACGGGTTGCCTGCCAGGAGGCTGATTTAGATTTGAACCCTACGCCAGCAGCGTATGCTGCTTGTAGGTCCTCGTACATTGGGTGAGTCAGTCGTTGCTTGATGGCGTAGAGAAAGTCACCAGCTAATCGCTGGGTCTGGGAAACTATTAGAACTCTGAAGTTTGGGTTCTTACATAGTAGCCAGGTCACATAGTCAACTGTGATAGTAATTGACTTGGCGTGGTTGGGTGGAATGTTTAAAAGTATGCGGTTGTTATTTAGACCCTTCTCATACTTCATATTGGGATGAAGCCAGGATGGGTCATTACCCTCAATTACATCTACAAGATTTTGTTGATGGGGGAAGGTCTTGTTATGGAGGAAGCGATCTCTAAATTCTGCAAAGGTAAGGTCGTGGACATCGGATGAGGCGAAGCTCTTATCTCTAAGTCCTAGCCTAGTACGATCCATTTTATCGGCGAAGATTTTATCTGAGCGCCGGTAGTACTCATAAGTCTTTAAGGATTTGCCGGCTGAGCCACAAGCCTGCTCTACCGTCATCCCCTCAGCTACTGAGGTGAGAATAATTCTTTTTGCAATATCTGCTGAGTTCTCAGCCATCTTACTCCTTGTGGATAAACCTGTGGATAAGGGCCGAAGTTAATTTTAATTTTTATTACTAGGCCTAGAATGATTATACTGGATCAGATAATCTATTACACCTGCCGCGATAGTGTGTGTGTGCTCGGATCGCTTTGCTCCCGAGCGAGCCACAGCGAAGTGAGGGGTAATACGGTGCTCGCCCTTAGGGGCCTCGCTAGAGGCCAACTGGTCGTAAAACTCATTACACCCCGTTTTACTCCCCTACTATATATAAGGCAGGAAATATAACTGATTTCCCGTTTTCCGGTAAAAAACTTTATATAATGTGGTACACCTCACAGAAATACTATATCAAATCGGACATATGGGACATATACGGGGTAGCTTAACTTTATCAAAAATATTTATTTGGGGAGTACAGTAACCAACGCGGGCGGATTAACAAGGGTGGGGTCGGTTATGGCGAGCGCTGGCCGTTGGTCTGCTGGCTATCGCTGGCGGTTGCTGGTTGTTGCGCCCGTATTGGTAAGGATTGGGGGGCTTGCTCTATCCTCGGCGCTCTTATTTAATAACCTGCTCACCCGCTACCGCTCACCCAATCCACCCGCTTACCCTTATCAGTTCCGGCCTAACCCGCTACCGGATCAGCTAACCCTAACCCTTTACCTTAGAGTTACCCGCTTTAAATCGTTATCTAATCGTGATCTAATTAACACCCGATAAGGTTGCTACTAGGGGAGCAACACCCCTATATTTATCCCGTGAGCTAATCGGTAGCTCGCAGATTATGGGAGGATAAAGTGAATAGATCTAAACAATTTACCCGCTTGATTGATACCACCACCGGCGAGCTTATAGTGAGCGCCGATCTAACACCGGCCACCGTTAAGCGCCTACTTAAAGAATACGCCCGTTTTGGTTATATTCTGGCGGTAGCGTAATGGAGCATAAGCAGATCATAAGCAACGAGCGCCGGAGAATAACCGACACCTATACCTTGCCTAATAATTACCGCATAAAGATCTCCACCTATCACGATAAGGTTAAGAAGATCTACTGGAGCGTAATCTCGGAGTGTGTTATTAGAGAGAGTGGCGCCGGCGTATATTTTGAGCGCCACCGGATCCACGCCGATCTTAATAAGTTGCTCGCTACCGCTCCCGGCCTACGCTATAACTCTAAGGATCTACACGCCGCACACGCTCACGCCTTAGGGCTAGGCGTAGAGCTTAGGGATCAATATCTAAGCATTAACGCAGATACACCGGCAGAAGAATTAGCTAGTTGCTAGTGGTGTCCTATCGTCTACCGTGCTACGGTAGGCGGTGGGATCCTCCTAGGGATCACCTACACAATAAAGAGAGAGAGTAGATTATGAATATAGTAGAGCAGATGATAGAGGAGATTCGCTTAGAGCTATCCAATAACCAGGATCTAAATACCATTAAAGATAGATCCGGCGAGATAATAGACGGTTATTTACCCGTTTACTATAACCGTATTATTGAAGAGTGGAAAGATATGCCTAGCGAATACACCGATAGAGGGAGCGCAGAATTAGGCCACCTATGCCAGGAGATAAGTATCTTTAATTTAATGAGCTTAGATCTTTACCTTTATTACACCGATCTATTTAATGAAGCTATGGAGAGCGTAGAGAGTGAGTTAGCAGATGCCTAACCGCTCCCGTAAATATTACCTAACCCGCTCTATCGTAAGGGGATTATTCTGGATCTCTATCCTCGCCGGCCTTTACCTAATCAGCTCCGGCGTGTGGTGGAACGGGTCGGGGTGGTGTATTGGATCAGCTATAAATTGCGTAGGCTAGTGGCGTGTTATCCTCGCCGGCTTAATCTCCGGCGTGGGTAATCTGCTCCTAACAATAGGGCAGAATAGGGAGGGATAAAGTAATGCCTAAGTTAAAGAGTAAGCCCGTGTGTATAAATTGCGGATCTAATGATGCGCTATTTATTACGTTGCTTAATGGTGAGCGTTTACCTAGCTACGTGATGAAGATAGGGCAAGGGATCTGGTGTAATGGGTGTAATGATAAAGAGAGAGAGGGCAAGGCGTGAGCATAGATAAGAATAGCGAGGGAGCGTGGCGCTTATCGGCGTTCGTGGGAGAGGGAGCGGGAGAGTATTTACTTACCCGCACTTATTACTTTACGTCTAAGCGGGAGGCTATCCGGTTATTTAAAGAGGAGGCAAGAGCGTGAGAGAGCTAGAGCAATTCTTAAACACCGAGGCGGAGTGGGTAATGGAGAGATTATCTACCGGAACGGAGATAGCAGATCGCAATTACTATCAAGGGAGAGTGGATCAACTAGCGCAGGTGAGGAGATACTTAGGACAAGCGCAACTAATAATAAATAAATAGTGGCTTACTATGCGAGCTTATCGGTATACGGTAGGCTCGCGTGGTATCCTACTAAGGTGGGAGAGGGAGAGAGCGAACGCTATCTCCTAACAAGAGAGAGAGAGAGTATGAACTGGACAGTATGGGTAGGTGGCAGCGAGATTAATTGGAAACATTATTCTCATAAGATAGACGCTGAAAGAGTGGCAGAGTTTTGGCGTGAGGTTAAAGGCTATGATGATGTAATAGTGGAAGAGGTGAAGTAATGAAGGCTACCCCGGCGATGTGTGGCGATCACTTAGTCCCAATTTCAGAGTGTGATTGTCTAAGTTATATGAGAGAGATAGCAAGCTCAGCAGAGAGGCTGATCCAACTAGCGCAAGAGAGAGAGGAGTTAACTAAATGAAAACTATCTGCCAATTTTGCGGGTGGGAAGTGAGTAAGCCTGATTGGTATAACGATTATAACGGGAAGTTAATCTGTGATAACTGCCTAATGGATAGCGCAACTGAGAGAGAGAAGGAGAGTGCGGTATGAGTAAGGTAAATGGGTTTATTATTTTCAATCAAGAAACAGGGCAGAAAATGGCAACACTTCCATTGACTATCCCTATCAGCTCAACAATAGAAGCCTACGAAAAGGCAGGTCATAAGGTTACTTGGGGTTGGGAAAAGGGCGAAGATGAGTGAGCCACGCTATTTAGAGGGAGATGAGTACGCCCTGAACGGGGCTGAGCTGGATATTGTTAAGTGTAAAGAGTGTGCGAGTGAGTATGACTATGCTCAATACCACTCTTACACCTGCTCAGATTGTGAAGATAAGATGATAGCGAGAGAGAGGGAGCGAGTGTGAAGATAACTAAATACAAGAGTGGGAGAGAGAGCTACGACTTCAAGATAAGCAGACACCATTTTACTAAACTAATATCTGGCGTTGTTGAAGCAGATAATAAATGTGGAAGTTGGTGGTTGCCAACTGAAGATGGTGAGCAACTTAAACTAATAGTGGAGGATGAGAATGGGTAATATCGTGGAGTTATTTACTGATCGTGAGAGAAGGATTACCTTCTATGAGGTGTCCGACAGTCAGGATATAGCCATATGGGGCGGAGAGAACCCGTCAGAGGCCTTAAAATGGTATCGCAATAGCCCTAACGGGAGCAAGATCAGGGTATCTGAGTGGCTTACAACTGAGGAAGATGCCACACTTGTAGTAGAGGGAGTGGAGATAACCCCGCTAGTCCTTGCTACAATAGCTGACTGTATGGAGAGATGGAGTAAATGAAGAATACGCACAGGTTAAAATCAGCAAGTAATAGGGCTGTCTATCAGCGCAATTATCGCAGAGCAAGGGATCGGGCATTGGCTAGGTTAGCTAACGCTTTCCCTGATATCTATCGTGCCTACTTGGAAGAGGAGAAAATATCTGATGAACAAATGGGCAAGAAATGGCTTGATCTTGATGGCAACACTAGCCTTACTGACACAAGGGCATAACCAATTATTTCCACCCACTACAACAGGTAGAATACCTGATGGGGTAATAGAGAATAGGAAGGCAACGCAAGATGAGAAGAGATATAACAGGAAGCTCGCAAAAGACTACGCTTCGGCTGGTTTTGGGTGGCAAGGAAGAGAGTGGAAATGCCTTGAGTCCCTTTGGACCCGTGAAAGCCGGTTTGACCACCTCGCAAAGAACCAACAAGGATCTAGCGCTTTTGGTATTGCTCAGCTCCTTAGAGAGAAAGATAGAAGACCTGAATACCAAATCCTTAGAGGTCTTAAATACATTTCTCACAGATACGGATCGCCCTGTAAAGCATATAAGTTTTTCCTCAACCGCAACTATTACTAATGAGTAAGTTGACAGGTGTATCCCTCTTCGCTGGTGTCGGCGGCTTTGATCTTGCTATGGAACGCAACGGCGTAGAGGTAGTAGCTAATGTTGAGATAGACAAGGCTTGCCAATCCGTATTGGCTAAGCATTTCCCTAATGCAAAACAATTCTCTGATATAACAGATGTGAAAGGAAGTGATTTAATTGAAGCAGGATTTGAACCTAGTAGAGGAATTATCACAGGCGGATTTCCCTGTCAAGACCTTAGCGTGGCTGGAAAGAGGGCTGGTCTTATTGGAGAAAGAAGCGGATTATTCTGGGAGATTGCAAGACTTATTGAAGAAACGAAAACTGAGTGGTTCATCCTTGAAAATGTCCCTGGTCTTCTTACCTCAAACAAAGGAAAAGATTTTGGAGTGGTCATTGGAACGATGGCCGACATCGGGTATAGCAGCGCTTGGCGGGTGCTTGATGCTCAGCACTTCGGAGTTCCCCAAAGGAGAAGGCGTGTCTTCATCGTTGGCAGACGTACTGGAAACGAACTCAGTGCAGCAGAAGTATTATTTAAGTCCGAAGGCTTGCGAAGGAATACTACGCAGGGCAAACCGCAGAGGAAAGACTCTGCCACCAGCACTGCAAGAAGCTTTGGTCAATCAAGTTTCGCAGGATACACAGAAGGGCCAGCAACCTTAACTGCTACCTCATACAAAAGACCTGAAGATAATGTGGTAGTTAATGGATTTACTCCGTCATCCTTTGCCCAGTATAAAGAAGGTGTTGGTACCTTAAGAGCTAATGGTGGTGATCTAGGTGGTGGAAGTGAAACCTTTGTGGTTCAACAAAAGTAGAAGGGCGCAAACTAATGAGGACTATGAAACTGGGGTGGAAGGTGGAGTTGTGCCTACTCTAAATTCATTTGATGGTGGCGATACTAGGGCAACTACTATTGTTTTCTATGGCAACAGAGTTGCTGACATTAGATTGCAAGATGATAAGATCAATACCTTACAAGCGAGGATGGGAACAGGTGGAAACAATATGCCTATGATATCTACAACGCAGGTGCGTAGACTTATGCCGCTAGAGTGTGAAAGACTGCAAGGATTCCCTGATGGTTGGACAGAAGGACAAGCTGATACTCATCGCTATAAACAAATGGGTAATGCTGTTGCAGTACCAGTAGTAGAATGGATAATACAAGGTATCTGTGATACGATATAAGAGTTAGACTGGTTTTACTCTTTCTTCCAGTCAGCATAGGAGAGCCTCACTACCCTTCCAGTGGGGCTTTCTACTTTTTTCTAATCCAATACTGATTGTTAATAATTAAAGTTTCTATACTGTCCTTATGGTGATCAACAAAGATAAGAATTCCAGGGCGAGGTGTCTTAGTTGGTGGAAGATCTCTTCCCCAAGTGTAATCATCAAAGGCCATAATGCCGCCAGACTTTAGTAAAGGCCAAGACAACATAGCATCCATCAATACATTAGCTGTGGTGTGGTCAGCATCAATATAAATAAAATCAAATGACTCTTTGAAGTTATCCACCTGTCTAATTAAGTATGAGGTGGTATCACTAACAACAGATACAGCAGGTAGATCCTTTACCTTCTCTTTGTATACCTGATAGACATCGCTGAAGTCCATCTCGGCGTGGCTTTGCTCATCACTTCCTTGCCAAGTATCAACATCAATTAACTTAGAGGTTGGGTCAGTGAGTATGTTGTTGCACATCCATACAGTTGCATCTCCTGTGAATACACCAAGCTGTAAGAAGCGCAGGTTAGGCTTACCTTTATACTCTGCAAGATAAGTAGTGAAGTTATCTTCAGCAGTAGACTTAAACCAATTAGGATACTCAGCCATTAGTTGTCCGTACTATAGAAGCCACTACCTTTGAAGGTAATAACTGGTGATGACCACAAGCGAGAGGTGGTTTGTTGGCAACAGGTAGGGATCTCTTCGGGATCAGAGAGAGTACGCTCAATAGTTAACACTCCACTACACACATTACATTTATATTCGTAGATCAAAATAGTATTCCATCTTCTAGCTTTAAGAACCCTACTAGTTTAGTACGACTAGATCTATTAGCAAACTCAGTAGTAATAGGTAGCCACTTATCCTCCCACTTAGGCTGAGGTATAGCAGATAAATTAAAACCCCAAATACCCTCAGGTGTAGCGTTAATATACCAAGGTGTAAGGGATCTAATACCTGCTGCCATAATTAAACCCTGGTACTTACTCTCTTCAATAAGTAGATCAGGGTAGTGTGTCTTACGGGATTTGAGTTCTATAAACATCTTATGTTCTAGTGATATACAATCCCAGTTATCAAACTCTTCCGACTTCTCAAGATCGGGATAGTAAAACTCTTTAAGATAGTCCAGTAGTTCTGGTTCTTTTAACTCTATCCCCAAGGTGTATTACCGCCGAGCTTATCCTGTAATCTACGCAGAGCAGATGTGCATCTGCGATCAGCAGTAGATGTAGCACACTCTAAGTACTGGCCTATCTGTTGAAGGGTAAGGTTATCGTGGTATCTCATCTGCA